AACGATTACAGAGAGAATTAGCGATTGCTAAGGAAGAAGCAAGAAAAGAAACACAAAGACCTTCTGTAAATAGAAACTTTGATTTTACACTTGCTAATGGAGATAAGTTAAAGTTTTTCACAGATCCATTAAATAATGTTTCAGGTATAACAATAGATAAAGATTTTTACCATGCACCAACAGGTATTTCATTATTTACTCAAATGAACATGACTGTTAGCTCTGACACAAGTGTTATAGAAGCTTTTACAATAGCAAGAGGAGATTTAGCACAATGGGATTTTATTAGTGGATTTTTTAAAATGTTTAATTTGATAGCGATACAAGACAAAACAAATCCTAATAATTTAATTATAGAACCTTACGAACACGTTTTTATAACATCAGAGAGTCAATATATAACATCTAAGACACTAACTTGGACTGATAAGGCCGACATATCGGAAATAAAGTTAAATCCTCTAAAACTAAAGAAAAACGTAAAGTTTGAATATACAGAAGATAAAGAAGATCATACTAAAAATATATATTTTGGTGCTACAGGACAACAATACGGAACAAAATTTATTCCTAATAATGATTTAACTGCATTAGATGGAGAAGATAAAATTAAAACAATATTTGGTTCTTCATTAATTAGTCCAGCGTTTTCTAATTTTTCTACTGATTTTGTTATTCCTTTAATATATAAAGCAAATGACGATGGAACATATACAGGATTTAAGAACAAACCTAGAATACTATACAATAACGGAAGAAAGGATTTACCAGCAGCTTCTTTTATTGTTATACCAGCTCAAAATGGTGTAGCTGCAGCAAGTACAACTAGATTTTTACAATTTTCTCATTTAACAGATGTTCCTACAATACCAGGAACAAAAGATTATAATTACGAAACATCAGCAATAGTAAGTTCAATAGGAAACATACCGATAGATAATTTATATAACGAATATTGGAGTCCTTATTATGATGAGTTATACAATCCCGATACAAGAATTGTTAAATTAAAAATATATCTAACACCATCAGATATTACAAACTTTGAGTTTTACTACAAGATTAGGATTAAGAATAGAGAATATAGAGTTAATAAAATAGACTACAAACCTTATGAGTTAAGTAATGTAGAATTAATATTAATACCATAATGAAATTTAAAAAAGGATTTAAAATAAAACCTTCACATATACAGGAAGATGGAGCTGTGTTATTTACAAACGGAACAACAGAAGTTGTGCCTAATCAAAAAGCATGTGAAGCATACGGTTATAAATATGACAAAAAAACGGGGACTTGTAGATTATTTGTATTTAATACAAGTTTTGATTATCATTTTGACAATTTAACAAATCAATCTTTAGGAGATCAAAACAGATTTACAAAGGGAACAATAAACACACAAATATCAGGTAACGGTAATTTAACAAAAGGTAATAATTCTAATTGTCTAATTGCAGGACAACAAAATGAAACACAACAAGATATTGTAAATTCTACTGTTATTGGAAAACATGGAAAAGCAACACATAATAGTGAGTTTTGTATAGGAGGAGGAGGGTTTAATAGTGAAGCAGGTTTATTACAATATAGTGTGTTACAAGTATCCGGAAAAACAACAAGTACATCAGATGTTGATTTATATATACAAGGAGATGATACAAAACAGAAAGAAATATTATTACCAAAAAATTCAGTAACTACCTATGAGATCTGGCTGAGCGGTTTGGTTACAGGAGGTTCTAGTGGTACTCCAGGACATTATGAAACTTACGAATACCATGGAACAATTAGATGTGGTAATACAGGAACACTTACACACAATGCAAAGATTAGTAGATTATTAGGAAGAACAGGATCTTTAGGAACACAAACAATAGATACAGCTACAGCATTCACATTAAAGATACAGATAGCAGGACAAACTAACGTAAATTGTAGTTGGCACGCTGTAGTAAAATTACATACAAATAAAACAAACGCAGTAACATTTTAAGATATGAGCGAAAGAGTAGAATTAGAATTAATATTAGAAGGAGGTGCTAAGGCAGTAAAAACTATGGGCGAGTTAGAAAAAGCCCTGAGTGACGCACGAGAAGAAATAAAAGGTGTAGAAAAAGGTAGTGAAGACTTTAAAAGATTAGCAACAGCAATACAAGACGCGAGTTCTGAAGTTAAGACTTTGGAGAAACAAATGGAAGGTCTTGAACCACAACAGAAAGCGGAGGCCTTCTTGAAGATGGGAGAAGGTATCGCCGGTGGTTTCGCCGTAGCTCAGGGTGCTATGGGGTTAATGGGAATGGAAAGCGAAAACCTTGAAAAGATACAAGTTAAGGTACAATCTGCAATAGCAATAGCTCAAGGTATTAGAATGATGTCTGAAGCCGCTTTAATGGCTACAACAGCTAAGAGGGTTGCAATGGAGAAACTAGCTATAGTACAATCTAAACTTGGTATTGTAGTTACAAAAGGTCAAGCAGTAGCAACAGGTATCGCAGCTACAGCACAGGGAGTTTGGAACGGGACTATAGCTTTAACTACTGTAGGTTTGAAAGCTTTAAAAATAGCTATAGCAGCAACAGGTATTGGTGCTTTAGTTATTGCAATTTTAGCTATAGGTAAAGCTGTTTATGACTGGGCTACAGCTACAGATAACGTAACACAAGCACAAGCAAACTTAAATAGGGAGTTAGCTA